CGCGGCATAGACTATCGTCTGCAGGATCGTCACGCGCGGGATCGGCGGGGGCGCGATGAGCGAGAGATCGTCATCGACCACCGGATCGTATGGCGGGATCGCGCCCTGGTCCGCGCCGAAGATCGCCCCGCCCGCGTAGGGGACGAGCGTCAACGTCGCGGCGGCGTCCGACTGCGGCGCGATGGCGGCGACCAGGAACGGATAGGTGATGTGGTCCATCTCGCCCCACACGTGGAGATCGCCCACCTGCACGTTGCCGATCGGCGCGGCGGGCGCGACGGTGTAGGCGTCCAACTGCGCGCCGAACTGGCCTTGCTGGATCACGCCGTTAAGCGAGCGGATCGTGTAGCCGAAGGCGCCGGGGTTGCCGCCAAAGTCCACCGGCTCGGTCAGCGTCCACTGGTCGGCGAGCCCGCCCCCGGTGTAATGCACGTCCTTGATGCGCGATGGAAGTCCGCCCAACTTCGGCACGTCGTGCGCGACATGCACGAGATCGCCGCGCGTGCAGATGAGGTTTTCCCAATCGACCTCGAGCGTCCAGGCCTCCTGGCGGTGGATGCCCTGCGCCATGCGGTAGCGCGCGTCGCACCACACCTGGCCCTCGCGCGTCACGCCGGGGAGCTCGATCACCTCGAATACGCTTGAATTGCCCAGACTGTAGCCGTCGTTATAGACGGTGAACTCTTCCACCTTCCAGCTCGCGCTATTCATGAACTTGGCGCGGAAGGCGTGCGGCGCCTCGATGAAGGTGCGCGAGCCCTTGAAGCCGATCGAGTTGTGCGGCGTGAATACCTGGACGGGCGTCGTCTTGGGCTCGTCGATGATGACGCGGAAGAGGCCGTCGCCCGGCGCGAGCGTCGCGCGCCCCGCCGCGCTGATGGTCTGCGCGAGAGCGAAGAGCGTCGTGTAGTAATCGACGACGTGATCGAAGCGCGCCCGCGCGTCTCCCGTGCTCGGGTGGATCGAGTCGCAGTAGTTCGCCCACGCCTCGAAGCTCGCGAGGTCGAGCTTCGCCTGCGAGACCGGGCGCTTGTTCATCTTCCCGGTCAGCACTTCCCACAGGCACCAGGCCGGATTCCTCGAGAGCTCGTAGGACCACGCGCCGGCGCGCCTTACCCACAGATAGGACTGCGCGAAGCACGAGAGATCCTCCAGCGTGCCGTTCACCTGGTCGTTGGCCTTGACGCGGAGCTCGAGGAGCGTGTGCTCGTTTCGCAGGTTGATCGCCGGCACCGTGCCGCTGATCGATGACACGCCCGCGAAGATCATGTCGCCGTAGGTGAACTGCTCGTCGCCGGCGCCCTGGGTCTGGCGCGCACGGATCGAGAATCGCTGGCCCTCGACGTGCGCCGCGGTCGGGCGCACCGTGACCGAGAGCGCCAGCTGCTGGATGCGCGAATCGCGGACCTCGTAGGTATTGGTCGCCGTGTGATAGGCGAGCACCGTCTGCGGCGGATCGTATTGCAGCCATTCGCCCTCGCCCTCGTAGTGCGTCACCTGGGTAACGAACTCGGTTTGCAGCGGAGGAGAGATGTTGTGCGTCTGGCGCGAGGTCGTGACGTTGCCGAGAATCGTATAGGTCGTGCCGTTGTAGATGAAGGTCGAGCCATACGGCATCGGGACCGACTGCGAGCGCAGCTCCAGGACCTGAGTGCCGGGCGGGTAGCCGGTCGTGGTCGAAGTAAGGCGCATGGCGCGCAGGTCGCCGTCGCCGCCGTCGTCGGGATTGCCCCAGGAGCCCTCCTGCCGCAGGAGCTCGCCGCCCGTGACCTCGACATTCGCGGAATCAGTGGCGGGCATGATGTTGCGCGACGAATGCCAGTAGTGCGCCGACTGCAGCGGATACCAGGCGCCCGAGCCGTAGGGCGACCACTCGATCTGAAAGCGCACGATGTTCTGACCCTGCGCGCCGGTATCCCGGTTGATCGTGGCGATGCCGGTCGGAAAGACGAACGTCGCCACGAAGTAGGCCGTGTCGGGCTGCGTGTCGACGGTGCTCCAGCCGTCGTTCAGGATCAGGCTGTAGGCGTCCTCGTGGCGCGCGCCCCAATACCAGAGGAGCCCCGGCGCCTTGGTGTTGCGGTGGACGTAGTAGCTCGCGTTCTGGAAGTAGCCGATGTGGCTCGCGCCGATGCGAACGTCGCTCACCTCGTAGTCGCCCGCGCCGATGTCGTAGAGCGTCGTCAGGTATTGGTCGTCGCCCGATATTTCCGAGTAGGGACGGCCGGCGATGACGGGATAGATGCGGTGCGTGCCGAAGATGCGCCGCACCGGGCCGTAGGGGTCGAGCAGATTCGACTGCCCCTGCAGCGAGTAGGTCGGCGATGACGAGGCCGAGCTCGTCGAGGCGCTCGCCGCGGAGATCGACGGCTGAGAGGGCTTGAAAATCGCCCCCAGCGCCATGTTGGCGACGAAGCCGATCGCCGTGCCGAGCGCAGCTTGTGCAGTGATGCCGAACGCGAGCACCGTGCCGCCCGAAGCCCCAAGTATTGCGCCCGCCGCCATCGGCGCGACGATGGCGATGGCAATCGAGGCGATCAGCGCGAGCGGGTTCTTCTTGCCCCCGCCCTTGCCCGGCACGATGGCGACGATGACCTGGGCGTGCTCCTTCGGCGTGACGTGCGCCCACAGGTGCCGCGGCACCGGGACGCCGTTGATCGCGCACAGCACGTATTCGCGGTCGATCCCGGCCGGCGCGAAGCCATCGACGAGCTCGGCGCACGTCAGCCCCTCCTCGGCAAAGCCGAGAGAGCGCCGCTTATCGAGACGCTGCGTCAGGACCTCCATCGATAGGTCCCGTAGATGCGGTCACGCCAGCGGATGCTCTGCACCTTCTCAATGACCGAGTTGTGCCCCTCGTCTATGTGCAGCATGAGGCCGTCTCCGACATAGACAGCGCAATGCCAGGGACCTTTGGCGATACGGAACACCAGCACGTCCCCGAACACAGGCTCGCCCTCGCGCGGCCGCCAGTCAGGGATAGCCTTGACGATTGCGCCGCTCGAGGAGATCGGATCGAGTGAGGAATCGTAGAGCGCCATATAGTCAGGCACTGTCACGCCGAGCTCCTGGGCGTAGAAGTAACGCACGAGCTGCCAGCAGTCGAGCCCGGTCGCCGGGTCGGTGCCCTTGTCCTTGTAGGGAATGCCGACGTAGCGGGTGAAGTCGCGCATCAGAAAAAGATGCCCGGAAATTGCGCGGGGTCGTAGCTGTCCGCGGGATAGGGCGCGTTCAGCAGGTCGCCCGACACGAGGCGACCGCTGATCGTCTGCATGTCGTAGCTGATGTCCATCAGTTGCATGTCGGTGAGGCTCTGCTCGATCACGTCCGGCGTCATCGACAGCACGGCATACAGGTTGATGCTCGGCGCGCTCGCGAGCCCGCGTATCACGTCGATCAGCACGCGGTCGACGTTGGTGAACTCGACTTCCGCGCTCGGCAGGGTCTGCCCGTCGTCGATGGCGAGTGTCACCCTGAACTCGTAACGGGTCCACACGACGCCGAGCGCGACGATATCTTCGGTATTGTTGACGAAGCGATAGGGAACGGGGAGCTCCGGGTGCGTGATCTCGATCAGATAAAACCACGCCGCGCCGCTCTGGAGCGAATTGATCTGTATTACGGCGTTGGCGGAAAGCGACCTCACGGCAGGAGCTCGAGCCGGAACGCCGCGCGCCAGGCGATGCCGAGCGCGGTGTAGACGGGCGGCGAGGCGAAGCGAAAGAGCAGCGACGCGCCCGTGATCGGGTGCGCCATCGAGATCGTGTCGGTGCCGCCCTGGCAGGTGATGTAGTAGAAATCGCGCAGGCTCTGATACTCGGCGGCATCGCGCAGCACGATGTTGCACTCGTAGGTGCGAACCGGGTTGATGAAGCGCCGGCGCACCTTGGGCGGCCCGGTGTCCATGTCGGAGCGGATCGTCACTTCCTGCGGCGTCTCGGTGAACGCGTCGGAAGTGAACGCTTCGCTGATATTCGGGGGCCACGGATTGGCGGGCATCAGCGCGCTCCCTGGCGGTTCAAGCCGTAGGTCGAGCCCATCACGCCGTCGAACGCGCCCGAGCGGAATCCCGCGCTGACGGCATCGCGCACCATGATCTCGATCATGCGGTTCCCGTTGACATCGCGGCTGCTCTTCGTCTCGACCTGCGCGCGCGTCTCGTTGTAGACGTTGACGGTGACGCCCGCGCCGCTCGCATCGACGCCGAGCGAGCCGTCGGGGCCGCGCGAGAGCGGCATGATCGCCTCGGGGCCGGCTTCCGCGAACACGCCGCCCTTGGCGAAGGTGAACGCGCGCGGTGAATCGTAGACGCCGTTCGAATACCTCGAGAGCGAGGGCGAGTCGTAGACGCCGCCTAGCGCGTTGGCGGTGATGCCCCCAGCGCCACTCTTCAGCCAGCCCTTGAACCCGGCCATGAGCGGCTCGATGAGCATCATCTGCGTCGCCATCTTCGCGAGATCGCGCAGGATCGAGTTCGCCATGTCGCCGAACGAGTCCGCTGCGGTGTCCGCGCCGGAAGCGAAGTCCACGAGCGCATCGGAGATCGACTTCGAGTAGCCGTCCACCTTGTCGCCGAGCGACTCGAGCAGTTTCTCCATGTCGCTCGCCGTCTTGGCGGTGTCCTCGCTCGTCTTGCGCTGTATTCCGTTCACCCTGTCTAGCGCGGTCTGGTATTGCTGCAGCGTGATGGTCCCTTCGAAGTAGGCCGCGTCCAGCATTTCCACGGTCTCGAGGAGCTTCGCCGCGCCCGTGACCCCGGTCAGGTCGTCGATCTTCGCTTTCTGCTCCTCGAGCACCTGCGTCCAGCTCTTGCCGCCGTTCGCTGCGAGCCCCTGCGCGCGCTCGAGCTGAATCGTGAGCTCGATGGACTCGACGAGCGACTTGTTGCCCTCCTGCAGCATGCGCAGTTGTTCGCGCGCTTCGCGTTCGGCGTCGTCGCGCCTTGCCTTGCCCGCGCCCGTGGCAGCGGCGGCCGGCGTGTAGTCGAGTTGTGCGGGTGGCGCGACCGTCGTCCGGCGCTGCGACGGCGGCAGCAGGGCTAGCGCCTCCTCCCGCTGCAGATACTTGACGTATTCGATCCGCTTCCTGAGCTCCTCGTTCTGCGCGTGCAGGTTGGGAAGCAACCCGGTGCGGCCCTGCGCGATGGCGCGCGCGGTCATCTCGTTGTTCTTGTCCAGTTCCTTGTTGAGCTTCGCCAGGTTCTCGGCGGGCGTCAGGAACGTATTAATCTTGCTCTGCATCTGCAGTGCGGCAAAGAATCCGCCAGCGATGCGGGTAGCCTCGTTGAATTCATTGATCGTCTTTTGCAGCCACGGGACGAGCTCGCGCGCGAGCGCGGCGGCGGTTTCCTGAAGGTCATTGGTCAGGCGGCGGATCGACTTCTGCAATTCCTCCGACGCCGCCGCCTGCTCTGCGGTCACTTTCGCGGTGATCCCGGTCTCGGTCGCGAGGTCCCGCATGTAGGGCAGGACTTCGGCGGCGTTCTTGCCGAGGATCGCCATGATGGCGGCGCTCTTCGCACCGCTGTCGGCGAACCCGTTGAACGCGATCGACATCTGCTTGAAGGCTTCCGCCGGATCGAGCCCGCGCAGTTGCTCCACCGAGAGCCCGACCGCCTTCAGCGCCGCCTGCGCCTTCTTCGATTCCTCGTCGTTCTGGTGCAGCGCCTTGTTGAGCTTGGTGATGGCGGTCTCGACCGTGCCCATATCGGTGCCCGATATGCGCGCGACCTGCTGGAGTTCGGAGAGATTCTCCACGCTGGCACCGGTCTTCTCGGCGAGATCGTCGAGCGCCGCGGCGGCGTCGATGCTCTTCTCCACGAAGGCGACGATCACGCCGACCGAGAAGGCGGCGAGCAGTTGCTGCCCGAACCCGGCTACCGCCGCCTCGAGCGAGGAAAACTGCTTCTCCAGTGCTGACGTGCTGCTCTGCACCTTCTTCAGTTGCGCGAGCGAGTCCTGGGCGAGCTTGACCTGGAGCTCGTAGATCCGGGTCGTGGTCTCGGCCATCAGTGTCCCCGCCCGCGCACGCGCATGCGCACCTTGATCGCCGGGATGCGATCGACGGCTGTCTGGCCGCTCGGGTTCAGGTTAGCGACCTGCAGGTAGATGTTGAGAACGTCAAGCGCACGGAACCGCCGCTGCACGCTCTTTGCCGCCTGCTCGAACACCGACATCGAGACCATCTGCGCCTTCGTCTTCGTCGCTCGGGCGTAGCGCACCAGCGTCCGGTTGCGGGTGCGCCGCTGCAGGCGACTACCGCTCCTGCCGAACCACTGCCAGGCGCGCACGTGCGCCAGAGGCAGCGCCACGTAGAGGTCGAGCGCGTGCGGGTTCGCCACGCTCTGCACGATCGCCTGCGGGTCGCAGGGCGTGGGCTTCCCGGCCGGCCCGGTGCTGTAGTAGAAGCGGAGCGCCCCGAGCGTCTGCCCGGTCACGCGCCGCCCGAACTGCTGGAGCGCGTCGCGCGCGGCGATGATCGCATCGGCCATCGACTTCCTGTCGGCGAACCAGACGGTGATCGCGCGCGTGGCGTTCTCGATGTCGGTGCTGCGCCGGTTGTCGACCATCATCCCGGTCGGCTTGTTGCCGAGGGAGGCCTGCGCCGCGATGTTCTCGTAGGCGATCGAGCGCAGCACGTGCTGGTAGTCGGCCTGGGCGACCTGCAGGATGTCCTTGTAGACCGCGCCGCGCTGGGTCGAGCTAATGACTCCGATCAGGGGCGCTGCGGGGAGTGCTTGCACTGGTCGCTTTCCTCTGCTTTTCCTTGTGCTCGTCGAGCATGTGCGCCGCGCGGGCTAGCACCGGCCACAACCATTCGAGTTCTATCCCGTAGTAGTCGCTCCAATCGCGCGCATCGCGCCACGACGCATGAACGCCGATCTGCTGGACGGCATCGACCGCCGGCAGGAGCCAGAGCGGCACATCGGGGCGCGCTTCCAGCGCGGGCACGCGCTTCCCCTGCGCCGCCGCCTGCTCGAGCCGTCCGATGTGCGCGCCGTATTGCTCATGCCAGATCAGGATTTTCCCAGGTGTTCGCCGTCCTCCTGGACGACGGGTCTGAAGCGCGAGGTATCGAGCGCCGCATCGCGCACCGCGTCCCAGATGACCGGGCAGTCGGTCAGGAGCTGGACGCAGTTCTCGCGCGTGAACGCGAGCGCGTGACCGTCGCCGTTCGTGACGCCTTCCCAGCCGAGGACCACCGCATCGGCGAAGGCCTCGATCTGCGCCTCGTCGAGGAGCTCCATGCCGCGCACCCCGCCGTTCACCATTTCCTCGCGGCGCGGTGACGCGGCCTGCGAGAGCGCATAGCGATAGGCGACGTTGGCGGACGAGGCCGAGCGCACGGTGAAGGTCATGTCATCGACGACCACGGGCTTGCCCCGGCGCTCTGCGGCGCGATCGACGCCATACTTGTCGCGCGGGTTGCTCATGCCGTGGCGACGGCGGGCTCAGCCGTTGCTGCCGCGACGACGGCGGGTCCGCGCGTGACCTGCACCGTGTAGCCGGCCACGTCGCTGTAGAGCGCCTGAATTTCCACTGCGGCAGTGACATCGGTGTTCGTGCCGCTCGCTACGACCGGCGCGGCGATCATCTTGCAGCGCGGATACTCGAAGAGATACTCGAGCGCGCCAGCCGCGTCGTTCAGTTGAACGCTCACCGCGAACTCGGACTGATCGATCAAGGCCTGCACGGGCGTGTCGGTCGCGTAGTAGAGCGTGGCGCTGATCTTTGCGTCGAGGCGCCCGCGCACCGTTTCCTTCGTGCCCAGGGTGCCGATGCACTGGATCGCGCGGCTCCCGGTGTCGAACGAGAGCTCGACCGCAGAGAAGCATGCGGTGGCCGCGATGCCGCCGATCGACACCACGACGTCCTGCGGGACCAGCACCGGCTCGACGCCGGGGTCGGGATAGGTCGCGCCCGCGATGATGGCGGTATCCAGCGAGAGCGGCCCGCCGATGGTGCCGACCGTGCCGGTGATCGGCTCGCCCGGCGCGATCGAGATCGTCATCGTGGCGAACGTGGTCTTGTCGAAGCGGTGATAGGACTCCGCGCCCGCGGTCGGAATGTCCGGGAAGAGCTTTTCCAGCAGATACTGGCGCAGCGTCGGGCCGTTCTCCAGGACGTCCGCCGCCCAGTCCCCGCCGAGCACCGCGCGCAGGTATTCCTCGAATGCGGCGTGATCCGAGATCTCGAGCGAGAGATCGCCGGTCGATTCCCCGCCCGTCAGGATCGAGTCGCGAATGTTGCCGCTCGCATCGAACTCGTTCGAGGTCGTGACGGTCGGCGCGAAGGCGACGCCCTCGCCCGTCAGGCGCGCGACGGTGAACACGGGCGTGGCAGGGACAGCAGGGGGCGCGCCGGTCAATTCGACGAAGGCGACGCGCACGAGGTCGGCACTTAGAGGCATGACATTCTCCTATACGAAATGATCGTGAGCGAACGCAAAATCGACGGCGCAGATGAGCCATCGTCCATCGGAAAACTCGGAGGGTGCCGGCGGAATCACGCTCTGCACCCGGATCTGTTCCACGGGCTCGCGCCAGTTGCGGAAGTGCGCCGCGATCTGATCGGCCATCGCGATGATGGCGCTCTCGCCCGCGCCCGTGCGCCCGACCACGTAGGCGCGGAAGGTGCCGAGCTCGCGCCGGCAGCCTGGCGCGCCGATGGAGATCGGGAGGTCGCTGATGGGGATAAAGTCCGTCGCCGCCCACAGGTCCGGCAGCGTGTTGTTATCGATGCGAACGCCGAGCGTTTCAAACTGCGGCAGCGCCGGGAACGCGGTAGCGAGCTCGAAGCGGAAAGAGTTTCTGACAACGGCGCTGCTCATCAATTGCCCCTGATCGTTGCCGTGATGAGCGCGAGGTAATCCTGCGCCGCTACCGGATGTATCTGCTCGATGGAATAGATACGCTTGAAACCGCCGACATCGACCGTGAGCGTGTCGAACTGCTGCGGCAAGCGGTTGGGCGCGATGAAATCGGCGGGCGATAGCAGCGCGTTTGCAGGCTCGCTGCCCAGGTCCTGCAATAGCGACACTGGCCCGGTTTGCCGGTAGGCCACGGTTCGCACCTGGCGCCCGCTCGGTGCGCCCTGCTCGGTGAAAGTTACGGGCGTGCCGTAGAGCGCCAGCGCCTCCTGGGCGGTTGCGGTTATCCCTGCGAAATCGACGGCCGGGAGCGCCATCAGCAGTAGTCCTTCACGCGGTAGGCGTCGATCGTGTAGAGATACGGCGCGAGGATCGGGGGCACGCTGGAAGTGTCGTAGCTCGACTTCGCGGCCTGCGTCGTGTCGAACGAGACGGTGAGCGCGCCCGAGCCCAGGCCGAGGGACTTCAACGGCGCGCCGGCGCCCGAGCTCGAGGCACCGCCGCTCGCGTAGGTGACGCCGCCGTAGTCGGCGCAGCACCGGGCAAAGGCGTCGGCCAGGTCGGCCGGCACCTCGTCCGGGTCGTAGCCGCCCGAATAGGTGACGCGCGCGAAATTCCCCGGATAGCCCCATCCCGCATAGCCGGGATAACGCCCCCACCAGCCGCACGCGCCGATATAGATGAAGCCGTGTGTGTGATCGACCTGCGGCGCGACCGGCGCGGGCGCCTGGGCGATGCCGTTTATCAGGAGCTCGCTCACCGCTTCCACGGGATAGCGGAAAAGCGGCAGGCG